TACGATGCGACTTGGCCAAAGGATCATGGTGGAACTTCATAAGCTAACAAAGAGTTTATTCCCTGATCTTGAACCGCCCGCACCTTCTTTGATTATGAGTCCAGAGGACGCCCGGCAGTGAGTAACCAAAGTCCCTACTCCCCAAAGGATGACCAAAAGTTAATGACAGAACTTTGGGACCCGGCCATTGCCGAGAGTCCTTTGAGTTTCATTAAGTTTATATATCCCTGGGGCAAAGAGGGGACGCCACTACAGAATTTTAAAGAGCCGCGGAAGTGGCAAGTGGATGAGCTTTTAAGAATCGAAGAACATATTAAAAAGAACAAGGCCGCAATGGCCGCGGGCGGGGAACCTGAGATTTACATGAGCGCGACAAGCTCAGGTAGGGGAACGGGAAAGTCTGCGCTTACCGCGTGGTTAAATCATTGGATGATGACTTGCAATCTTGGCTCGACATCTATCACTACCGCCAACACAGAGCCCCAGTTAAAATCTAGAACGTGGGCCGAGCTTGGCAAGTGGCACACGTTATCTATGAACGCCCACTGGTTTGAAAAGACGACCATGGCACTCAGACCCTACGCGTGGTTTGACGAAGCGTTGAAGAAACAGCTTAAGATTGATACCGGATATTATTACGCTCAGGCCCAGCTTTGGTCGGAAGAGAATCCGGATGCCTTTGCGGGCGTACATAATCACAATGGTATTATGTTGATTTTTGATGAGGCCTCGGGAATTCCGAAACCTATCTGGACAGTATCAGAGGGTTTCTTTACTGAGCCCGTGCTCCACAGGTATTGGTTTTGTTTCTCCAATCCCCGCCGTAACACTGGGGAATTTTACGAGTGCTTCCATAAATCTAGAAACTATTGGTACAGAAGAAACTTAGATTCGAGAACCGTTGAGGGCACGGATAAGAAAGTCCTGAATTCCATTATAGAAAAGCATGGGAACGATTCAGACGAAGCCCGCATCGAAGTGAAGGGAGAGTTCCCAAAACAAGGGGACAGACAATTCATATCGAGAGAAGTGGTGGAGCTTGCAGCCGAGCGGGATACTTTGAAAGATGACTATGCAGGTTTGGTCATGGGAATCGACATCGCCAGATACGGGGATGACACGACGGTATTCTGGTTTCGCCGCGGAAGGGATGCCAGATCCATCAAGCCGATAAAGTTAAAGGGTAAAGATAATATGCAGGTGGCTAATGAAGCGGCCTTCTATATTGATGAATATGGCCCCGATGCAGTCTGTATTGATGCAGGGAATGGGACGGGAGTGATCGACCGCCTTAGAGAAATGGAATACAAAGTCCATGAGATATGGTTCGGCTCTAAAGCAGAGAGTGAAGAATGGGCGGACCTGAGAACAGAAATGTGGGCGCGGGTGAGGGAGTGGCTGCCAGGCGGCTGCATCCCAAATGACACAGACCTTAAGGATGACTTACTTGGTCCAGAGTATGAGTTCAATAAATTAGAAAAAATTAAGCTAGAATCCAAAGACAAGATGAGAAAGAGGGGCGTAGCGAGCCCCGATAATGCCGACGCCTTGGCCTGTACGTTTGCGGTGAGAGTGGCCCGGCAGGATTTAAAGACGAGAAGAAACCCAGGCTTAGTAAAACAATACGAGGGTCGCCCGTGATACAGACTATAACATTTTTGGGTGATACAGATTCCAGGTCGAGTCTCTTCCGGAGTCATCGAGAGTAAAACCCATGTTTGCAGAGAACACAGCGAGACCGGCATATACGATATGCCCTTTAACCCAGACTATGATCGGTTTTTAGACCTCGCAAAAGCCAACGGCCTTGAGTTTATGACTATTAGGCTCGAAGAGAAAGTTGTAGGATATGCGTATTTTTCATTGATTACCAGATTTACCAGAAAGACGTACTGACTGCAGTCCAGTCTTTGACCTATATTGACCCAGGGCATCGCGGTATAGGGTACAAATTTATCAAGTTCTGTGATGACATATTTAGAAGCGTTTGGTATTGATAGTGTCTGGCGACAAGCTTCGGAGAAAAAAGACATCAGTCCGATATATAAAAGGCTTGGTTACAGACTTGTCGAGAAACTTACCTTAAGGAGTTTTAGGAAATGGGCGGCGGAAATCCTTTAAAGCAAATCGTGAATACCGTGACAGACGTGGTGACCAAACCATTCAGAGAAGTGGCCAGAGCCGTAGGCGCCGACGGGGTAGTGGATGCAGTTGACAGTGTCCGGGACACACAGCGTGGAGTGACTGTCGCTATCATTGATACCACTTCCGGAAAAGCTCCCACACGAAAAATGACGCAATGGCCGGAGCAGCGAAAGCCCAGCAGGAAGCGGATGCCGAAGCCGCTGGCGAAAAGAAAAGAGCCCAAGATGCAGCCAATGCAAAAAGAGAAAGCGACAGAATGTCAGCCGGCGAGACATCAACGACTCTCTTTACAGGATGGAGTGGATTAGACGACGAAGAAAGTATCAGCCGACGTACTCTTAGGGGCTTCTAGTGAAGGGCGCCCTTCAAGAAAAAGCAGACGAAGTCTGCAAACGCTCTGAACAAGAAATGGGTCGCCGCGGAAATTTTGATAACCACTGGCAAGAAGTTAAGGACAGGATCTATCCGTCCACCTCTGGCTTTACGACAAAGCGAGAGTCCCAAGGTATTAAAAAAACCCAAGAACTTTATGATTCCTCGGGCGCCACAGCCCTGAACAGATTCGCCGCGATTATGGACTCGTACCTCACGCCTAGGAATAGCACCTGGCACCGAGTTCTTTCAGACGACGACGCTGTAAATAAAAATAGAGACGCAAGAATTTACTATGAAGACGTGACGAGAATTCTTTTTAAGCATCGTTATGCACCTGTGGCCAACTTCGCAGCCCAGAATTTGATGTACAATAAATCTATCGGGGCCTTCGGGAACTCGAGTATGTACATCGACGCAGCCGGCACCACGCCTGGACTAAGGTATAAAACTTGCCATTTAGGCGAGACTTATTTTATTGAAAATCATCAAGGAATAATCGACCAACTCCTACGTCACTTTTCCATGCGGGCAGATCAAGTCCTCGGTAAGTGGGGGGATAAGGCTCCGAAATTTATTCAGGAGCAGGCCGCGGTAGATCCAGGGCGAGAGTTTTGGTTTATCCATTGGGTGGGGCCGAACGAGGGTATAGACCCAGGTCGGGACGATTTCAGAGGTATGCCATGGTCATCGTTATATGTTTCGGTCACGGGCAAAGAAGGTATTGAAGAAGGCGGGTACAATACGTTCCCGTACACTCCGTCCAGATATGAGCAAAGCCCAGGTGAGGTTTATGGCCGCGGTCCGGCCATGGAAGTCTTACCTTCACTAAAGACTCTAAACGAGCAAAAGAAGACGTATTTAAAGCAAGGTCACCGAGCGGTCGATCCTGTACTGCTAGTCCACGACGACGGGGTACTGGATAATTTCTCACTGAAACCTGGCTATATGAATGCCGGGGGAGTGAATAAAGATGGCCGGCCCCTAGTCCACACCCTACCTTCTGGCAACATTGCTGCGGGTAAGGAAATGATGGACGAAGAAAGGGACATCATTAAGGATAATTTCCTTGTCACTTTATTTCAGATTTTAGTTGATTCGCCAGCCATGACGGCCACGGAAGTCCTTGAAAGAACTAGGGAAAAAGGGATCTTACTAGCTCCCACCTTTGGCCGGCAGGAGTCGGAACGCCTTGGTCCACAGATCGAGCGCGAGATAGATATCTTGTCTCAGCAAGGTTTGCTGCCGCCGATGCCTGGAATAGTGGCAGAGTCCGGCGCACAATTTAAAGTTGAGTATGACTCCCCGCTTTCCCGAGCCCAGAGAGCCGAAGAGGCTGCAGGACTGATGAGAACCATAGAGTCAGCTTTAAGCGTGACTCATGCCACCGGGAACGCGCAGCCGCTTGACCATTTTAATTGGGATACTATTATACCGGAATTGTCGGATATCAATGCTGTGCCTATCCGCTGGCGCAATAGCATGGATCAAATCCAAGGAATACGCGAGGGCCGAGCCCAAGCCGAACAGCAACAGCAAATGATACAGGCCGCGCCGAGCGTGGCAGCTTTACAGAAGTCATCTAAATAAATTGCTGTGAGGGCGAATGATTAAAGATGTTGTTGAGAAGGCGAAGATTATTCTTACGAGTAAGAAAGCCGCATATGAACGCACCTTCGATATAAATAATATGGATGTCCAGATAGTCTTAGAAGACCTGGCCCAGTTCTGCAGATCCAATGAAAGTACCTTCCACGAGGACCCGAGAGCCCATGCGCTCCTAGAGGGTCGCCGCGAAGTATGGCTTAGAATCCAAAAACATTTACAACTAACACCCGATGAACTTTGGGAAATAAACAGGAGAAAGTAATATGGAAACGGCACCCGTAGCAGCCCCGGCAGCGGCAGCAGCCCCGGCAGCGGCAGTAGAAACACCGGCAGCCCCAGCAGTCACACCTTCGGCGGCGGCAGCGCTATCGACCCCTGCAGTGGCCGCACCCCCAGTTGAGGCCCCAGTTGCGGCGCCGAAGGCCACGCCTTCTGTGAGCCCGCATTCAACAGAGACACCAAAGAGCACCTGGACGGAAGGACTCCCCGCGGATTTACAAGAATATGTTTCAGGCAAAGGCTTCCAAGATACGAAAGCGGTTCTTGAAAGTTATAGGAATCTCGAGAAGTTACGCGGCGTACCTCAAGAAAGACTTTTAAAATTACCGGAAAGCCCGGAGGCCGAAGGTTGGAACGATGTCTTTATGAAGCTCGGCAAGCCGGCGACATCAGAAGGTTATGGATTAGAAGTAGCGGAAGGCGGCGACCCAGCATTTACGAATTGGGCGAAAGATAATTTTCTTGAATTGAATCTCACAAAAGAACAAGGCACCGGACTTATTGAAAAGTTCAAAGCCTTCACGGCAGACGTAGAAGCCCGAGAGCAAGAAGCCTACAAACTAGAGTTGCAGGAGCAGACTCAGACTCTTAAGAGAGAATGGGGCGGCGCGTATGAACAGAATATAGCCAGAGCCCAGTCGGCCTACAGGCAGTTCGGTTTGAATGACAAAGCCCTATCCTCTCTAGAGAAAGCCGTTGGCTTTGATGGGGTAATGAAGTTCATGTTGGATCTAGGCAGCCGAGTTGGCGAGCATGGGTATGTTGGAAGCACTGGGTCAGACGGATTCGGCGACACCATTCTTACCCCCGGTTCAGGCTAAGGAAAAGATCAAAGCACTTAAGGCCGACCCCGACTTTCGAGTTAGGTACTTGAAGGGCGAGACTAAAGCCAAGGCTGAGTTAAGCAGACT